GTCGCATCCTGGACAAATACATGAAAGAACCTAAAGATGAGCGTGTGCCCATGCTTTTTGTGCTAGACTCTTTGGGTATGCTCTCCACCTCTAAGGAGATGGAGGACATTGCCAACGACAAGCAGGTTCGTGACATGACCAAATCTCAGTTGATCAAGGGTGCCTTCCGTGTGCTAACATTGAAACTGGGTCAAGCAAATGTTCCCATGGTTGTCACCAACCATACATATGATGTGATCGGTTCCTATGTCCCCACAAAGGAGATGGGAGGTGGCACTGGATTGAAGTATGCTGCTTCTACTATCATCTATCTTAGCAAGTCTAAGGAGCGTGATAGCAAGAAAGAAGTCATTGGCAACATTATCAAATGCGAGGCAAAGAAGTCTCGTCTAACCATTGAGGGAAGTAAAGTTGCAACACGCTTATTTTTTGACGAGCGAGGTCTTGACAAATACTACGGCTTACTGGAACTGGGTGAAGAGTACGGAGTATTCAAACGCAGCGGCAATCGTATCGTTGTTAACGAATCCTCTGTTTATCCTTCTGCTATTCTGGCTGATCCCGAAAAATACTTCACCCCCGAAGTAATGGAACAACTCGAAGAAGCAGCACGTAAAGAATTCTCCTATGGCAACTGAACGCATTGAACAAACTATCTTGCGTAATCTCCTTTTCACTGAGGAGTATTACCGCAAGGTAGTTCCTTTTTTGAAAGCAGATTACTTCCAAGAATATCATGAAAGAATTATCTTTGAGGAGATCGCTGACTTCGCTGGTAAGTATGACAAAATTCCTACTCAAGAAGTCCTGGCGATTAATCTCCAAAATCGTAGTGACCTTACTGACGACACGTTCAAAGATTCGATATCGGCAGTTCGAGAACTGTCTGACGAATGGGTGGACTACGAATGGCTCCTCGATGCCACAGAAAAGTGGTGTCAAGACCGAGCAATCTACCTTGCCCTCATGCAGTCGATCAAGATCGCAGATGGAGGCGATAAGAAAATATCAAAGGATGCGATACCAGGCATACTCCAAGAGGCCCTGGCAGTATCGTTCGACGAACACATAGGACATGATTACACAGAACAAGCAGAAGAACGCTATGATTTCTATCACCGCAAAGAGGAGAAAGTTCCCTTTGATCTCGAAAAGTTTAACTTCATTACCAAAGGTGGTCTCTCTAACAAGACTCTCAATGTCGCTCTTGCTGGTACAGGCGTCGGGAAGTCTCTATTCATGTGCCATGCGGCTGCTGCCGCGCTCACTCAGAACTACAACGTTCTCTACATTACATGTGAAATGGCAGAGGAAAAAATTGCTGAGCGAATTGACGCAAACCTTCTGAATGTACCTGTCAAAGATATTGCAGAAATCCCTCAGGTTCTTTTCACTAGCAAGGTTCAGGAGATTGCTAGGAAGACTCAGGGCAAACTTATTATCAAAGAATATCCTACAGCGTCCGCTCACGCAGGACACTTCAAAGCACTCCTGAGTGATCTTTCTCTCAAGAAAGATTTCAAACCCGACATTATTTTTGTCGATTATCTAAACATCTGTGCGTCTGCGAGGTATAAAGGTGCGATTGTTAACTCTTACACGTATGTCAAGGCAATTGCTGAGGAGTTGCGGGGTCTTGCTGTGGAATGTAATGTACCTATTGTCTCAGCTACTCAAACTACTCGCTCTGGTTATGGCAACTCTGACCCTGACCTTACCGATACTAGTGAGTCTTTTGGTTTGCCTGCCACTGCTGATTTTATGTTCGCTCTTATCAGCACTGATGAACTTGAACAACAGGGTCGCCTCATGGTCAAACAACTTAAGAACCGATACTCAGACCTTGTTACCTCACGAAAATTCATGGTGGGAATTGACAGATCGAAGATGAAGCTGTATGATGTTGCGGATGATGCTTCCGCTATTAGCATCGAAGAAGATACGGGAGAACAGTTCTCCCAATTTGCTGACACACAAAACCGTTTATCTAAATTTGCTGAGTGGAATGTATGATTAATTTCAATAAGTATGAAGAGTTTGTCTCTACTGTTACGTCAAATGCTTCTACAAACTTTGTGGACTTCGCTGACCGTATTGGCGAACTTGATAGAGAGGGTGCCAATATTGAGCGTCTTCTTACTAGTGGCGTTGGGATCAATGCTGAAGGTGGTGAATTTCTGGAGATCATCAAGAAGATGGTTTTCCAAGGCAAACCTTGGAACGAAGACAACAGAGAGCACCTGATCATTGAACTGGGTGACATCATGTGGTATGTCGCTCAAGCAACTCAAGCACTTGAGATCAGTATGGAAGAAGTGCTTGATACTAACATCCGTAAGTTGTCTAAGCGTTATCCTGATGGAACCTTTGATGCTTACATGTCTGAAAACCGTAAAGCAGGAGACCGATGACTGAATCAAGACTACTATCTGAAGTAAACTTCATCCTATTCACAAAGGACTCCTGTGGTCCTTGTGGTCTAGTGAAGCGTTACTTCAATGCTCTCAAGGATGACCGCACAAAACTCATTCAAGAAGTCCACCTAGAAGACTTCAGCGATGAACCCATCCCCGAAGAGAACCTTGCTCTTGCTAAGAAGTATGGCGTGACTGCTACTCCTGTCTTGATTATCACTGACGGAGATGGTAAACTGCTTGAGACCTACTCAAGCGGTATGCCTATCACCCAGAACATTCGTAAGTTGTGGACAAAGTACGGTGTATAGTTTCTGGATCCACCTAGTAGCATTCTTCCAAGTTGTCGTGATGAATTGTATTCAACCTGTCAACTGGAAGTATTGCTATCGGGTGGACCAGTGGTTGATCCCAGATCTCGTAGAAGGATATGAGATCTGGTCTGGCAAAAAAATTCCTTATTCGCATGAGAAAGACTATCTCAATAACCTCCCCTCTAAATAGTTAGACGGGAGGTTTTCTTATGGCAAAAACAGGTAGAGTAAAGTGGGAACACTACTTCAAAGATAGAGAAGTAGAAACTTTTGTCAAAGCAAACAGTAAATCAACTGCGGACAAGAACACCACTAATACTGGTGAAAAATTGACCCACGGAACTCCCATTACAGTTATTGGGGGGAATCAATATTCAACTCGCCTTCCTATTAAGTGGGGAAATAACACTGGAGACTTTCATATTGATTGTATCGATAAACCTGGCAAGACTAATGTCAGGATGCAAATTGAAGCGACAAAACTTATATCATTGGGACATAATATTGTAGTTCCAAACATTCTTGGCATCCCTGATGTAAAGTGTAAATGTTTTAGAACAACAGAAGAGATTGCGAAGTCAGTTCTAAAGGGTTTGGAAGATGAACCATCAGTGCCTGACTATGTGACGGAACAACTTCTGGATTATTTTATGGATAATTTGAATGGAAATTATAATTTCACATGGTCTAAAGCAGTTGTTGATGGTATTAGAAAACAAATTGGAACATATGTTGGGGAGATGTTAGTTGGATATATTGGATTAGCAGGAGCTCCTACTGGACATATGTCTAGTAATATATTGCCAAGAGATATGGATTGTTTTGTCATTCCTGATGATCCGCAGTTTGCTGGCGTGGACTCTCTGTTCTTAGCGAAAGATGGTTCTCAAGTTCCTGTGTCATCTAAGTACGGTAGGGGAGCACTAGCATCTGTTTGGGCGAACATTATCCCAGTGGCAATAAAATACAAGAACACACTGTCAGATTGTGTACTGAAGGACCTTGTGGCATCTGCGGAAGAGGTTGGTGGTGACCCTGCTAGGAAGGGAAAGGAGATAGTATACGAGTATGGAATCAAGCAGATCCTCGGTGTTGACACGAACGCTCCATACGATATCTTCAAAGCATTCAAGTCTGGAAATCTAAAGGAACATGCACCAGTTCTTTTGAAAGCACTTCAGTATGTGAAATCTGGTGGTGATGGAACTGAATCTTCTGCCAAAGTATTGATCACGAATGGAAAAAAGGGTGGTAAGTCTCTCACAGCAATTCTTTCCAGAGGTATTGCTGATAGATTAAATAATGATGCTAAGTCCTTAGCAGAAGCAAAGAGATTGATTGCTGGAAAAGACTTCTACCAGGCAAACTTAGATGACACTAAGTTTATTAAAGGTCAGGTTTATTTTAAAATGAATAAAGCTGCTGACATGAAACTCAGTTTCTCTGGATCAAAAGCATCTACTAGCAACATCGACGCTAGTCAAGGAACCGTAAACTACCTGCTGGCATAATGGCAAATATCAAACAGCTCAAGCACCTGGAACACTTGGAAGATGAGATGCTGAATTACGGCGTTGAGGGGTGTATGGCAGCGGTATCTTTTTTGAAAGAGATCCGCAAGATGTTAGGTCAGCAAGAACATGCTGGGTTCATGCAAACCAAGTGGGATGGTGCTCCTTCTGTGGTGTGTGGAGTAGAACCACTAACGGGTATGTTTTTTGTCGGAACTAAATCTGTATTCAATAAAACAGAACCTAAGATCTGTTTCACGCCAGAAAGTATTGATGAGTATTATCAGGGTGATCTTGCAGAAAAACTGAAGTATTCTCTAGAGCACTTTAGTAAGTTGAATATTACTGGTGTAATTCAGGGAGATCTTTTGTTCACTAGAGATATTAAAAAAGAGAACGTGAATGGAGAACAACTCTACACATTCAGACCCAACACAATTACCTATGGCATTCCTATAGATCATCCCATTGGACAAGCAGCAGGTAGAGCAAAGATAGGAGTAGTATTTCATACCCATTACACTGGTGATGAGTTAGCAACTATGCAAGCTCGTGCTGGTGCAAATGTAGATGGATCTACTGATGTCTTGGTCGTGAAGAATGATACACCAATGCATCGAGTTGGATTCTCTAAAACAGAGATGCAGAAGTTTGATTCATATGTTTCTAAGATCGAACGTATGTGTCGCATCTGTGGAGATTTTCTTGACGAACTAGTCGCTGTCAGTGGAACAACGGGAGACGCCAAGTTTCATATTTCATCTTATCTAAAACAGTTCTTCAACAGTGAGATCAAGAATGCTAGAAACATTTCTAATATTGATGAGTCTTTATATGATCTAGCAAACTTTTATCATGCAAAGATGAGTAAGGAACTTGCCAAGATCAAGACACCTGCCAACCTAGTCAAGAAGCGCAACCTTGTTTATGAGAGTGAGAACTATCTCGTGAATAATGTTTATAAGTTCAAGGCGATGATTGCTTTGTATAAAGAACTACAAGCAGTGAAGCAAATGGTTATAGATA